ATCGTTGGAACAACCATCATCGCACTGCCTAATAGTAATGCTGTTGTTAGTCGTAACCCCCAACTTGTACCCGTAGATTTCAAAGTCACTTTGTTTAACATTTATATCGTATCCATAGTTTTGATTCATTCTAATTCTAATATAGTTTTCGCCTTGATTGTCTTCCCTTTCCCATACCCAACTGTCTCCATCCTTTTGTAGTCTAATACCAGTTTCAGCATCAAAGCCATAAGTGGTTACATCAGGACGCATCAGTAGAGCATTTTGCCTTAATAGTTCATCTTCAAAGAGTTTTCTTAGTGCTTCATTCAAAGCATCAAGTATATCATACAGTAAATCGCCTAAACGCCAATCAGCTTCGTCAAGCGCCGTTACCCATAGCGATTCTGTATCCAACCAACTACTGCTATCTAACAAGTCAACATCTAGCCAATCTAAGCCTAAGAAGTCAGCACGTTTAGCATGTTGGTAATATATTTCTTCTGCTTCATCATACGGTTTACGTTTGCGAACGATAATCAATTGATTGAGTTCTTCTTCTGAAGCATCAATAAGTAAAGGGGGAGATGGAGGTTGCATCCGTGTGGTTGTCATGGTTGATTGGAAGGCTTGATTCATGACGACGAAGCCAGCATCGGTTTGCACTTCTATCTCTCCAACATAACACATACCATTTGTGTCACAGGAAGGTACAAGTGTAATCATACTACCACCCATCTCATCTACCACCATAATAAAATCGGTTCCCCTAACTCCGATAGTGGCAGAAGGCGTTTTGATCTTTACATTTTGTCTGTAGCGTTTGGCTATCTGGCCTGAAGCATAGCGTACACCACCCAAAGTTGCTTTGATCGAAAGACTTCCAACGTCGTTTGCTGGATCGTACACAAATTCATCAATAGTCAATCTAGCATGTTCTGTTAGATCAACCCTTGTTTCATCTAAAAAGTCGATACGCATACGGCCGTTGGCTGTTACTGCGGTGTCCTGCATTTGTACAGTTACACCTTCACTACCTTCAATGACATCCTTGCCGCGCTCCAGCACACCGCTTCCGTTGATTGACCCTACTGAGCCTGCATCAACAGCGGCAAATACTGGATTTGCAAACATAAGGATGGCAGCGAAGATAACGTATTTCATAATTAATCGCTTTGTGTTATGTCAACATCTTGGCTGTCGCCAACAAATGTGCCATTAACAAGCTGATCATTTACGCCACTTTGTGTTACATCGTACGTGCTACCACCACCTGTAATATCTAGTGTAATAGTATGTCCAACACTGTCACCATCACCTGATTGTGATGTTGTTACTGCTACACCTTCGTCACTATTAGCACTTGTAGTTGCTAATGATGCTGAGTTGTCAACTGTAACAGAAAGTGCTGTGGACACGCCATCAACTGATGATGTTAAGATGTTGTTATCACCATCGATTGTAAATGACACAGTAGAAGAATCTGCTGTTGCTGATTCACCAATATCTAGATCAAATGTGTTTGAATCACCTGTCGTAGTTATGTTAAGTGTCAAAGTATCACAATCTCCGGTGGCCGTGCTTGAACAAAGTAAATCAACAGTGTTGCTGTTTCCTGTAAAGGTCCATGTACCTGTGTAGTCTGTACCTTTAATAGTTGCAGCAATGGTGTTTGAATTACCAGTCTGTGTTATAGCGAACGTCATATCGTCGCCTGCCAAAGTTAAATCAGTTGAGTCTGTTCCAACTTTGTTGTTAGTTCCATCCTGAGTAATGTCTAAATCTAGGTTATCACCAACTTGATCTATATAAATCTCGTTTGCGATTGCCGTAGAACCTAAAGCAAAAATCAGGAGGAATGTGCTTAGAAGTGTTTTCATATTGTTGCCCTCTTAGTTACGGAACTGCCAAAGTTCCTTTCTTTCTCCTTCATATACCAGTTCCACTACACCTGCCTCAATGGCTGCCCTAACGGCGTAGTTTACTGGCTCATTTACTGAAAAGCCAGTCTCTGACTCTACCAGTTTAGTTCCCATATCAAAGAACTTAAATATATCCGCTCCGGATCTATGGCTTGCTATAGTTTTTTGAGTTGCTACACTCATTAATACTCTACCTGTGCTAACACTTACAAGCCTCATCACAACAGTGACAGTGTCAACTCTATATTCGGTTTGAGTACCAATTCCTAAATAGCGAGCACCAACACCCCCAGTAGCCGTGTTTGCATCATAGCCTACTATTCCGCCCTCTAATACTAAGCCAGCAAATAACATTGGCTTTAGGGGTGTTGGTCCGCTTTTTAGCTCCTTTTCGTAAACTTCCCTCGTGTTACGAATGAGCTGTCTCTCTTTCACTAGATTATCTAGTCCAATTCTTTCTACAACTTCAAACCATCCTTCATTGCCTACTTCTTGTAGTGCTTTGATAACCCAAACTTCAGCACCTTGTGTAACTGCTGAACTTAGATTAGATGTTGTTTCTGATGGTTTACGTTGTCCTGTTTTGTCTGTAAATCCGTATACTGCGATAGTAATCTTTTTGCCGTCAATTGGCGGCACTCCCGCAAGCATTTCGGGTATAGGAGATCTCTGTACCGTTGGCATAGGATCTGCCTCATTTATTGTTTTGATACTGCCAGGCATTGCACAAGCAGTTAACATAGATACTAAAATTAATAAACTTGCAATTCTAAACACTAGAAATTAAACTCCCCTGATCCTGGTATTTCAATTTTTGTGACTGTTCCATCTTCTTCTACAACTTGAAGACTTATCATACCTGTAGTAGTATCTTTTTCCCAAGTAATAGTTGAACCTTCGATTTCTGCTGTACCTGTCGTAGCACAACTTGTAGAACAATCTTCAAACATAGCGTCAACCATTTGCTTTGATAGTGTAGCATAAATTCTTGACTCTACGTTTTTAACAAATTTGGATAGGGTAGTGTTTTCTAATTCACGTTCGATGCGATTGGCTTCTGCTTCCGCTTCTTTACGCACATCTTCTTTGCGATTGTGTAGTAATTGTTCTGTAGTTAGAACGTGTGTTGAATAGCCGTTTCCATAATGGAATGCCGGACTTTTAAAGTTCCAATTCATTTCACTGGCGGATGCATTCGCGGCGGCCAGAATAATGATTATTAAAAAAATCGGTTTCACTGATTTGCCCTCCAAATGAAGCTTGCCCTTCTCTGCTTCATAATTATTTATCTTTTTTTTTGAAAAGTTTATTTGCCGCCAGGCATTTTAAATGCTAATTTGCCAAATATTTTTGTACTAGCATAATTCTTAGATCCGTTAACAAGTATTATACCTTCAAACTGTGGTGGATAAACACTTCTGAACTCAGTGACACTTACGTCATCACCTTTGTTACCAATCTGTGTATAAACTTGAATGATACTTGCTTGCTTCATAAATGCCATCATACCTTCGCCAAAGCCTGATGTAGCATTTAATTTTTGTGCAACCATTTTAGCAACATTGGTTACCATATGGAAGTAGATGTTGTAGTTTTGATGATCTAACTTTGCACCAAATGATTGGTACACTTCCATAACCTGTGGATTTTTATTGTGTTCTTTTTGGATGTCTTCTACTGTCATTGCAGTAGTTTTCATTTTGCGAATGAATTCTGTTGTTGCAGGTGTAAGCATGTCTATTTCTTCTGCAACTACTAATGGACCTTCTTCAGCTGAGTTTTGATCTATAATGTTTACTATATTGACAACATCATCGTGTGCAGTTAGCAATCCAGGTGAACTTGTTTTTGCTTTCTTAATAGCATCTTGGATGTTCTTCATGCTTGCGTCTGCACCCGACTTGCCTTTAGAACTGATTCCTATTTCAAGTCCATCATCTCTTACAAACACACTATCAACTAGTGCATGGTTTTTACCTGATGGCCAAAATAGATCTAGTTCGCTCCAATTTTGATTTGGAATAAGATCTTGTTTTGCCGCTTTTACACCTTGTCCTACATTTGCTCCACTCATGATAGCAATAGGCTGTAGAACTTCACCTGCATAATCACGTATTGCTGCACCTATGTTACGCTGTCCTGGAAATACTGCTGGCAATGTGCCTTGTGCTACAGTTTCAAATCCTTCAAGCACTCCTGGCTTGTCTTTTAGATTTGCACGTACAGCATTCATTAGGCTGTCAAGACCGCGATAACGCTTTTCTTCTAAGCCAAGTATATCTTGTGGCATTAGGCCCTGTTGCAATTTACTTGCCGCGCCTGTTTGTAGCCTGTATCCATGGAAGTCTTTGCTGTTCCAGTTTGCAGGCAATCCTGCCATACTCATCTTTTTAAAGTATCTACCAAAGATGTGTGTTGATTCCTTGCCACTGCTGTCTAGCGGTTCTTTTAAATATGCAAGTCCAAAAGCCAATGTTCCACTGTTAGGAACATTAGTCCATTCAATAGAAATATCTAAACTTTGATTGAGTTGCTCAATAGCCGCATCACGTGCCGCTACGTCATCAAACTGTTCTGCATCACTTGGATATGCAACAATCTTTACAAACTCTAGTTCATGGTTTGTATCTGGATGACGGAACATTTGTCCAGCTTGTCTATTAAAGACGCCAGATGCTTCGGTGATATTTTTAAACTCTTGGAATCTCATACTGTATTTATGCGAGCTTTGGGAATAACATATCTGTACAGAAGCGGTCGACATCCTCTTCTGGCAATCCTAGACTTTTCATTACATTCGCAGTATGTGGATTTTTTTGCTGGTTTTCACAATAGTAGTTTTGACATGCAGCAACTAAGTCAGGAGCACCTTCGCCTTTAGTTTCTCCTACTTCTTCAAAGTAAGCATGTAGATTGCTTAGAGCTATTTGTATTATTTCTGTTGCTTCTTCATCTGTTTTTACATTACCAGCCGCAAGCATTTTACCTGTAAAAATGTTCTTTGCCCATTCAGGAAGTTCACGTTGCTTCTCAGGAACAAAATGATCTACGCTTTCATAGTATCCTTGTATCATAGGATGGTCAGGATCTGAACTAGGTGAAAAGTCATGAAACGCACCTGTCATTTTATTTTTGCCTGCAATAACATCGAAACCATATATAGGTGCTGGATTGTCTAGTGTAGGAAAAATGCAAACATGCATCATCCACAAGCCCTTTGTATCACGGGCATCAACTACATCTATATGAGCTCTACGAACATTATCATTAGCCCACACACGGTTAATCCAACCACTGTCTGGACGATTAAAATATTCCAGCCCATCTTCTTGTATTTCTTTTGCGTTTTCTTCAAAGATTGATATGATATCATCTTTGCAATCAATCAGTTTGTCCCAAATAATGCTCACCTGTTAACTCCATTAGTTCTATGAATAGTTGTGTTGCAGAACTGAATACAAACTTTGCTTCGTCTGCCATGTTATCATTTGTCTTTGCACGTATTGCTTCTTTGAGTGCGGCCTTATCAGTATCGAATTGATACATTCGTCCTTTGCCAGGTGCTTTCTTTGCAATCATTTGGCCACCGCTAAGGTCGCCCATATGCAAAACGTAAACATGGGCCATTAGTTTTTCACTATCGCCTATGATGTCTTTCATATGTTTAACATATTCACCTGTGCTTTCAACAAGTACAGGCATATTATCTTGATCCCAAAGCTCTAAGAAATCTTGTTCTATTTTCTTTTTACGTCTAATATCAGGTAAGTCATCTAGCAAGCCAACTGCGCCGGCCATTGCTTCTAGTACATCATATTTCTTATGTTGATTCCACAGATAGGTTGCATAAAATCTTGGATGAATGTTTCCACTCATTAAGACTTTAACAAACTGTTGCCTTTCTGCGTTTTGATGATGTTCCCAGGTAAGTTCTTTTAAATTGCTCATTCTTTCTCTACTTGTATCTGCAAAGGAAATCCGTTATCCCTGCTTAATGTTGTAGCTTCTACAGATCTCTGTTCAGCTATTTCATAAGTATATATTCCAACAACGGCAGAACCATTGTTATGAATGGATAACATAATATCTTCAGCAGTCTTTTGAGAATGTTTGAAAATAAGTTTTAATATCTCAACCACCCATTCCATAGGTGTTTGATTGTCATTTAAAAAGATTACTTTGTATTTTGCAGGTTCAATTACTGTCTGCTCAATCTTTTCATCAATAGTAATTTCTACTTCACTCATGTTTACTCCTTGTTGTGGGGGAGGTATTTCACTCCCCCTAGACTGTTTACTTCTCGGAAACAGTTCCTTCGATAGTAGAACCTGAGTTGATTTCAATCTTCTTAGGTTTCATTTCTTCTGGAACTTCACGCTTCAAATGAATGTTTAGCATACCTAATTCTAGGTTAGCACCTGCCACTTCAACGTGTTCTGCAAGTGTAAACTCTCTACGGAATGAACGTCCGCCAATACCTTTGTGTAGATAGTTTACCTTTTCGTCTCCTTTAGGAGCAGTGCCTTCAATTTTAAGGATTTTGTTATCCTTTTCAATTGATAGGTTATCCATACCAAAGCCTGCAACTGCTAATGAAATCATATATTCATCTTCGTTGATCTGTGCAATGTTGTATGGTGGGTACCCTGAACTTTTTGTGTTTTCGAACATTGTTTCCATCTCGTTAAAGATGTTATCGAATCCTACAAAATGTCTGTGAATTGAGGGTAAGTCTAGAGTTGTTAGTCTTGTCATGTTTTTCTCCTTTAATAAGCAAGATTTATATTAGTCGGATCCTTGCGGCATCCTAGTACAAAGTAACTCTTACTCTGTACAATGTTATTTATCCCACTAGTTGCCGATGGTATTATTTTCATAGACTCCATTGTGGGTTTGTGTACATCTAATAAAAGTTGTACACCTTGACAGATGCTTTAGTCTTACAGCACCTGCATACGTACAAGCACTACGGATACCTCCGAGTATATCTTGTACAGTATTCGCTATTGCACCTCTATAGGGTACTAGTACAGTTCTACCTTCTGATGATCTATAGTCCTTTAGTCCACCAAAATGCTTGTTGTTAGCACTCTTACTGCTCATGCCGTAGAATGTAACAAACTGTTTACGATCTATTCCATCTTTCCATGTTATGGATTGTGTTTGTCCGTCAAGTGTTTGTTCTTCTCTGACCCATTCACCTGTTTTATAGTATTTGCTGATTACTTCTCCGCCGCCTTCATCATGTCCTGCAAGCATTCCGCCTAACATTACAAAGTCTGCCCCGCCTGCAAAGGCTTTAGCGACATCTCCAGGGCTTGTACAACCTCCATCAGCGATAATATGTCCACCCAAACCATGAGCAGCATCAGCGCACTCAATAACAGAACTAAGCTGAGGATAACCAACGCCAGTTTGAATACGAGTTGTGCAAACGCTCCCAGGACCGATGCCCACTTTAACAATATCTGCTCCACTAAGTATTAACTCCTCTGTCATCTCACCGGTTACAACGTTACCAGCAATGATGACTATGTGCGGATAAAGTTCTCTAAATTGCTTAACAAAATCACGGAATCTATTTGAATAGCCGTTTGCTACGTCAATACACACATATTTGATATCTGGTGCTTGTTCGTATACCTTACGGAACTTATCGTGATCCTTGTCAAGTATTCCCATTGAATAAGCCGTATACTCTTTACGGTCTGGAAATGCTGGTGTATCAAAATAGTTTACAAGCTCGTTCACATCATATGTTTTAACAAGACATGTAAACAATCCTTGTTCACCTAATGCATCTGCTATTTCGAAAGTACCGACGCCGTCCATGTTAGAAGCCATAATAGGAACACCCCTATAATGTCTTACTTCGTTAGGACGGATGTCTTCCATTGTCATAGACAATGGTTGGTAATTACGAAAAGTAAAGCCTCTATGAAGATCCACTTCACGTCTACTAGAAAGTACTGACCGTTTAGGACGTATCAAAACATCTTTGTAGTCTAGTTTAATATCTTCTTCTAATCTCAACGTTTTACTCCATAGTTAAAGCTAATACTAATTCGTTCTTTGTCTGACATGTTTACACCAACACTATGTTGTAACCATGCAGGGAAAATATACAGTGCGTTTGTAATACTTTTATATTCACATGCTTGACTGTTAAAATAATTCTGTTTTATATCTGCTGGAATCTCAGGAAGGAAATACCTTGCACTATCGCTTCTGTCAAATCTTATGTTGCCTTGGTTGTCTTCTGCTTCAACATAATAAACTCCAGTTAACACTGCACCAATGTGATCGTGTGCAACATTGTAGCAACCTTTGCCATTTATGTTTATCCACAGATTATATAATTCTAAAGGCGGCAATCCTGTCTGTTTAGTAATCTGTTCTATTTCATTATTAAGTGCTGTCACCAACATATCAATTTGGCTGTCATCACCTGTGCGTACACTATCACTCTGCCAACCGCCGGCGTTACTTTTTTGTACGCCGGGTGTTTTCATCTTAAGATGTCTAGCATAATCACCAACGGCCATGTTGTTGACTGTATGTATCTTACCACTCCATATAGGAGTAGGAAACCACATTTCAGTGTGTAGTGCCATTAATATCCTAGCTCTCTTTTTTGTTTCGCTTGCTTCTTAAGCCAACGTGCTCTGCCTGCCGCTTTTGCTTTACGCTTCTTTTCGCTTGGCTTAACATATTCTTTGCGTTCACGTATTTCTTGGATAATGCCTGCTTCTTGCACTCTTTTCTTAAACCTACGTAACGCACCATTGAAGTCACCGTTTCGTACTTCTACTCTAAGTCCTTCGGATGGCTTAAAGTCTCTATTTTGACGTCTCAAATTTTCCTCCTATCCAGTCAAGATTATATATTCTTTTATTACTAATGTTATTATAATACATATGCTCCCCATTTGTCAACCAGAAAGTGTTTGGAAAACTTACCAAATAACTTACAACACTTTTGGTATATTGGGGGCAGTTGTCTATATCAATCACAACATAGTCGCACATACGATGTAATTGCAACAACCATTTCTCTTCGTCCTCTTTTTCATATAGATAGATATCCACATCTATTTCTATATGTTTAAGAACGTCATTGAGTTGTTCTTTTATCTCATTGCTAGGATGTACTAGTAAAATGCTTTTGTTTTGATTGTAAAGTATATCAGGCGGTGTTATCAGATTTATCATCTTTTATCCGTTTCCAAATGCTATCGTCGCTTTGTTCTGCGTTTTGTATGTAGCCCTCGGTCTTCGGTATATGTGTTTCGACAAATTCTTCATCCTCAAATACTTCTTCTGGCAGATATTCTTCCCATGGAAGTTTATCTATGAACCCTCGTATATATGCCTTTTTATAAGTTTTAAGGTTGTCATGTGGATTATTTTCTTTCCACAGTTGTTTAGCTTTAGTCCAGCTTTCTAGACTATCGTAGTATTCAACTTCTTTAGCTCTTTCCTCTTGTAATTCTTCCGATAATTTTATATCTTTTTTTTCGACTGGTTCTTCCTGAGGTTCTTCATCGTCTACGTTTAAACTTTTTTCATACTCAGAAATATTTGTTTGTTGCGCTTCTTCTTTAGATACTCCGGCATTTGCATATTCCTCCTCTTCAGTCATAGGAGTCATATCGTATTCTTTTTCTGCTTTTTTGAGATCTTCTAGATCACTGCCAGTTATTTCTTCTTGCCAGTTTTCTTTCTCCTCTTCAGGAGGTGTTGTATCAGCAACATTAAAGCCAGGGTTGTCAACAATTTTTTGGGCTCTTAGTTGTTCGTATTCGCGCCGAAGACGTTCACCGCCGTCATCTTTGCGCCCACGTGCGAACTCAAAGGTATACTGGCTTGCGATTAGCAATAGAACTGCAAGTGGATCAAATACAAATATAATAATAAGAATTACCCAGCGTACTGCTTCTTCTAGTATATTCTTATCTGCCGCTTCGCCATAAACAAATTCAGCGATATATTTGATTGGACCTACTTCAGCTTCTAGCTTTCTGTATTCCGCTTGGAGGGCATATTTCTTTTCTGTAAGTGTATCTATTTCTGATTCGCTTGTTTTAATACGTGCAAGTTGTTCATCAACAGCCGTATCTATTTCATCTGCTTTATCAGTTTGTGCCAGTTGCCCTCTAAGACGTTCAATAAGTGCTTGGCTGTTTGCAACCTGTTCTTCAGCACTCTTTCTTAGTCTTTGTATTTCATCTCTTGCAGTTTGTATCACAGGAGACTCTGTTTGACGTACTTCGTCAATTTTTCCTAGCATTGTAAGTTCTCTATCTTTCAATGCAGGTATTTGTGTTTGTCTAATATCTTTAACAATGCCTGCCAAACGTGTACGTTCTTTGTCTACAGTTGTTGTAGCGTCTTTACGTAGTTGTGAAACTTCACCTTGTATTTGGCTTATGCGTTCTTGTTGTGCCGCTACCCATTTAGCAAGAGCTTCTCTTGTGTTGCCTCCAAACAATCCATCGCTTGTAACGCCTATGATCGCTTGTCCTGCTCTAATCTGTGATTTCTCTGTACTTTGAAGTTGATTGGTAACACGGATAATTTCTTCTTCGATCTTTTTAATTTGTTGTAGTAGTGGATCAACTGCACCTTGATTTGCTTTTAGATTAGCAATCTTATCTTCGTATTCTCTTGCAGTTGTTTCTAGTCTTGATATTTCATTTTGAATACTTGTAAGTTGATCTTCATAAGGCTTTGTTCTATTGTTGTCTGTTGCCCTAGCATCTTCAATAATTTTATTCTGTTGATCAATAGCAGGTTGTATACGTTCAAATGCTTTGTCAATACGCTCTTGCTCTTTGTCAATCTGTGCTTGAATGTTAGCATCTGCACCTGTGCCACTGTTTTCAAGTTTATTGATCTTCTGTTCGGCACGATCAATTACACCTTGCAGTCTACCTATTTCAGAATCAATCTGTTGGACCTGTGCAACACTTTCTTCACTTGCACTTGTTTGTTCGATATGTGCTTTTGATAAGAAACCAAAAATACCCATGCTTGTTATAAACATGAGTACAACCACTGCCGTTGTTAGATATGTTTTCAACCACCAAGTGGCGTGTTTCCAATATCGATGTAACCAAACCGCAGTTACAAGTTTACCTATTTCTAGTGCGGTACCCATTACAATGATAGGTATAGCAGCCGCGGCAAAAATTGCTACCAAGACTGCTATACTATAATAAATTGCTACTGCCGAAATTGTTAAGGCAGTTATTAAAACTAATATTCCCAATGCCATCATATATTTAACCGTACAATAACCGTTAGTTTTGTGCTAGTATATCCGCCAAGTACCGCTCTGGTGGTTATAACACGCATTTTCCTGCCAGTTTTTAGTTTTACCTTTATGTGTTACACTATTATATAGTGTCTGACAACCATTTGCTCCCACGTTAACGAGCTTGACAATGCCAGCACTTCTATTGTGATCCCAGCGACAACTTTCACCTGGTTGCATATTAGTAAGAGCCCAATTGACACAATCAACTTGCATCTTTTGTGCATCTTCAGGTAAACTATAAAAGTTTGCCTTTGTGAAGTTAACTAGAACACTGTACACACTTTGTGAATGACTAAACTGTTCGTAGGTTGTTACACTTTGATTGTATGGCTTATTGCTCATACAACCTGCAAGTAGGACGCTAGTTAAAATTAGGAAAAGCGTACTTCTCATTGACCACACTCCATTGCACAGTACCATCAGGCTGTTTGAATGGACACACTAAACTCTTGCCTATTTTCATACTGCCTCCTGCAACTTGAAATGGCATAGTGCTAAGTCTACAATCACCTGCTGGTCCTTGCGTCTTGACAAAATGTTCTACCCTTGGCTTGTCTGTGCATTCAGTCAAGCCCTTACTCTGCACTTTATCTCCTTCAGTGTAGATCTTAGTAGTCTGATAACAGTACTGACCTTGATCTACATATTCAGGTGATGTTGTGCTACAACCTGCAACACTAGTTGCCAGTAGTATTAGAAGCAACCACTTTTGCATTCTTAGCCTCTGCGATAAGTTGATCAAAAATCTGCTTGTTCATCTTCAGCTTTACAAAAGTATACATACGTCCTTGATATTTGTATGTACCTGTTTCTTTTGCAATGTGCTCACGGATTGTAGTTGAGTCAACATTGTAAGCAATGACAGTTGAAGTCTGTCGACTTTCATTACCATTGTTATCTTTGAATTCAAGTTTGGTCTGTGAATTGACTTCTGAATTGATACGCTTTGCAAAATTGTTCATTGCAATCGCATACATTTGTTCTTCAGCCGCTTGTTGGAAGATAGATTCGCCTGCACCACATGCATAAGCATAATCTTCTTTCCACCAGAACCAACCTTCGGAACCAGTTTCAGCACAATTTGCATACCACTTAGGTTGAGCATATTCTTCACGCTCAGCGATAGTAGTATAAGTTGAGCAAGCACCGAGCATAGACACCATGCCGAGCACCGCCGCTGTTTTTAGATAGCCTTTCATCATTAACCTCCTATTGCTCTTTGACGAAATAGTGTTTGAAAGCATCTTTTACATTAGAAAAGATACCAACGATTTGATCTTTATTTCTGCCGAGTTGATCTTTGCCTTGTTGCCAACTGTCTTGTTGGTACTGCTTGATGTTGTTGAATTCATCAACGACAAAGTTTGATACTTGATTATTAACTGCAAAGTCTTTTGCTTTTTCAACAGTATCGATAATAGGATTTTCGTTTGCCTGTACCGTGCCTACTGCGAGCAACAAGACTGCACCTGCGATTGTTGCTTTAGTTTTCATAATTGCCTCCTAAGCCTTTATTGTTGTCATTAGTATACAATAGATTGACCCGAAGGTCAATCTATTTTGGTAAGCCTATTTTTGTTTGTAAAATATATGGTCGCCAATACGCCCACGCATTGTAAACTGTTTTGCCCATTCAGGCTTTACATAAAATGCGTGATAGTGCGTTGCGCCATCTGTGATGTTAGAATCTTTGTAAAGGTAGAACATTTCATATGCAACCATTTGTGCATTACGCCAAGCGTCACCTTCTGGTGGCTCGTCCTTCTTGCCGTCACAGTACCAACTGAACTGACACATGTTACGAACCATAACCATTTGTGAAGGATCTTTCCAACTTGGTTTTTGTTTACCTTGATACACAACTTCGCAAATTGTGTTTGGATAACGACTGTCTTTTACGCGGTTTAATACTACGTCACTGACTGCCATTTGATCAGCACGAGAACTTCCCCGTGCCTCATAATAGATGTTTTGGGCCAGGCAATACAACTGAGGTTCAGATGTTTGACTAATAATGGCCTGCGCTTGAGCTGTTGCTTGCGCGATTAATGATGATAGCAATACTGCTAGTAATAGTTTATATTGTTTCATGATTGTCGCCCTGTAATTTATTTAGTTTCTGCGCATCTGTGCAATTTCAGTTGCTTGCTTAGATCCTGTCTTATCGTCATCATCAGCAAACACTGGCACAAGATTGCTTTTGTGCATCATTGCAATACCTACAAGTTTACGTTCACCTGTGTATTGCATTGCTTCTTTCTTTGTTGCAGGAGCAAAACTGTGTTCGCTATTATGACTAGGAACATGTTCAGTCTTCCGTGTATACCCTTCTTGTTGCCACGGTGCCTGTACTGCTGAAAGTTTTTGTTTGGGTGTGTAGTTGCCGTGTACATAATCTACATATTCGTCAAACGTCATAATATTGCTATGACAATTAAGACGCTTCATTTGCTTGTTATGTTCTCGGTGTTCTTTTTGCAAACGTTCTAGTTTGCCAGCGGTCATTTTCGACTTACGCTTTTTTGTATTGAGTGTGGTCATACCACGTACTAAGTGCATTGTCATTGAGCCTGTACTCCTTGCCTATTAAGTATATAATATACAAGAAACAGGCTCATATGTCAATCTATTTTGGTAAAAGACCTAAAAAGAATTACGCGAACGCTCTTCTTTTCATGATCTTATATGTTGCTACTGGTCTACCAGGCATGTCGTTTGAGTTAGATTCTACTACTCTTACGTCAAAGCCGTTTTCTCTTAGCTCAGTTAATCTTGCACCTGGAGATGCAATGTTTAGCTTGTCTGCTAAGTCCATAGTAGTAAACGTTTTACCGTTACCCCAATAGTTTTGTAAGATTTGTTGGTTTTGAGTTCCTTCTTTATAGAACTTTGTACCGATAGTTTTTGCTACTTTAGCCATGTTAGTACTCCTTTTTATTATTGTTATTATAAAGTTTAACATACCTACAGTATAGCGCAATATTATTACAAAGTCAAGCGTTTTTTATTATTTTGGTAAACTTACCACACCTTCTCTTAGTAATTTTTCGCGATTTGCCATGTGTTTCATCTGGATTTCCTCTTTTGACCCGCCAAAATAAGCTACAGCATGTCCCGTTTCAATAAGTATGTCAGTCGCTCTTTGTCCGTCAATAATAAAATCCCCAAGTATTCGTCCGAACTTGCCTTTTTTGTCTTCTCCACTTTTGTCGATTTCTGTTTTGAGGACTTGTATGGATCCGATTGGGAGGAGTTCTTTGAGCTTGGCTTTGCTTGCGAGTCCAAACGCTTTCTCCACTTTATCTCTAGTTCTAGATTCTGGTGTATCAATGCCCATCATTCGAACACGTTCTTTGTGCATCCAAATACCAAATCCTAGATCGATATCTATATCTACTGTGTCTCCGTCTACAACTCTTAATATTTTACATTTATATTCGTACATACCCTCTCCTTTACATTCTCCAAGGTAAAATAGTCATGCCTATTAGATTGAAAACTAATTCTATTAATCCTATTGCAATCACAGCACGAACAACTTGGAACAATAACCATTTCCATCCTGTTAGTGATGTTTCTTTTTTATCTAGCCATTTTCTGATTCTGCTGTTTTCAGCTTTTTCTTGTAATCCTGTTTTATCTGAAATTTTTTGTGCGGCTTCAGCAGCCCAATGATTTGGTGTTAACCAATCTTTTACCATACTCGCATACTTGTGAAAAATTCTATATTGTTCTCTGTATACCCATAGAAAATATATTACGCCAACAACCAAAGAAGTCATTATAATTATATCTACAAAATAATAACAACTGCTTGGTCCGTATTCTTCATCACCGCCAAAGCATGTTTCGTGCCCGTGACCAAAGATTAATATAAGTATCCAAGGTAGAGACAATCCAGTCCATGCTATTATGTGTTTCATTATTCGCTCGCGAACATTTCTATTAGGGCCGGACCATATGTTCCGCCTGCCCATGCTAGAGCTACAATAGTAATCACTCCGTACACAAGCCATTTCATTTTGAAGTCGTCTACTTCCATTCTAAAAGCAACAAGTTCATTGCCTAAAATTCTAACAGCAAGTTCTAGCTTGCCTTTGTCATCGGGTTGTTCTGCCATTTAATATATCCTTCATTACTTTTGAAGCAGTGTCAGTAAAAAATCTAGGAGCAAACGCATGTATAATCAAAGCTGGCACTAATAGTTGTAACCTTATTGCAATCTTTAATGCTTTGACCATGTGTTGTGAGCGTGTTTCGCCCACCTTCTCTAAATGTAACTTACACTGCTTACTAAACATTATCTTCCTTGCCCGCGATACTTTTTATAACCGCGTCTTTTACTCTTATTCATGGAACTGGTTTTAATCATAGAGTGATTGCCACCTATAGATGTTTTTTTAATTGTGGGCTCAAACACTGATTTGAATCCAACTGCTTGTCTAGCCATAACCGCCTCCCAACTGTTATGTACGTATTTATTGTCTTATTCATAAAAAAAGGGTGCCATAAAGCACCCTTGAGTAATGTTATATCTTTTACTTAGAAGTTAAAAGTTACACCTAGTTTCATTTCTGTTCTGTCGCTTGCGTCTACATCCCATGATGTTTCAGCAAATAGTTCAGCGCCATTACCTAAATCGTAGTCTGCACCTAGATCAATATTCGGACGTGATCCGTCATCTAGTGTATCAAACAAAATAAATGCATCACCTGTTAAAGATGAGTCATATGCTGTGATAACTGTACCAACTGAAAGTGTTAGTGGACCACTGTTAGGTGTCCAGTTAACTTCCGGATTGATAGTTAGGTGATTAGTTTCTGCATCGACTGCATGCCATGCTTTAACTTCTGTGTCCAGCGACACGCCTGGAGCTAGATCCACAGCGCCTGCTGTTGTTGCGAGCACCATGAGTGATGCCGCGGCAATTATATTCTTCATTGCTTTTCCTTATTATTTTTATTGATGCGTGTGCGGGGGTGGGAGTGGGGTTGCACACACATAATTTTATATATCTCTTTTACACTGAAAAGTTGTATTAGTGGTTATCTTGTGTTGTATATGTGCAACACTTAATCCCAATATTCTTTATATGCTTGATCTACAAAATTAAAACTTTGACTATAGCTAAGTGTAAGGATATATCGTTTTTCCTTGCCTTTATGAATGGCACCATGAGGCATACTTGTGTTGAGAATATATCCCTTATTAGTGCTTTCATTATGATAGTAGTGTTCTTTGGTGTCTTGAAATCGTGGCCAGTGTAATGATTCGCCTCGTAAGCCTATTTGTTCAACTCCTGGAACACCGAGAACATTATCTTCAAACCATTGAGTAGGATATTCTTTTGCAACAAAAAATATGCCGTCTACATTAATAGGAAAGTTAATTGCACAACTGCGCCCTCTGTCTATATGTGGTACAGCAGGTGGATTTATAAAAAAATGCACAGCCGAAGGTTGTAGGGGTAAACTACTGATAAAATCTTTAAGAAAATTTTTATTTTTTGGAGTGCATATAAAATATCCGGTCTGTGGATTCATTAGTGCAAACTCAAGATTATCTCTATTCAAACTCTCTTGTTCAAACTGTTTCTTATCATAATCTAAATTTAGATATCTATAGTTCATGAAATATTTATAAGCGTGTTTTTGTATGGAAGGAATAAATGGCACTTCTGTTGCCAGGTAGTACCCACCCCGGAAGCCTAATTAGGCCGCCATTGCCATTTCTGGCGCATAATTGTCATTTGCAATTATAGTTTTTGTTCGCGTTAACCGAGCTTACATCCGGGTAACTCCACGCTTCTATTAACTACCTGTCGATCCTAAGTTCGGCCCCATCATAAGCACTTGAATACTTTTTTGCGATAAGTTTATTACTAGTAATAATAACAATCTTACCTGTATTATCGTAAACAATGTACTTCTGTAGTTTCATAACCTCTTTCAAGTGTTTATGGTGGAGCCGCCGGGTACCGCCCCCGGGTCCAGTCTAGCGTTTAAATTGCTTCAACGTTACGTTTATATTTATACTATCAGTTAATGAAGATGTCAACCAGAAACGTATACTTGTTTCCTAGAACCTCTATACCAGTTCTTTTGTTGGTGCAACCTACCAAGAAGTTCTTGTATGTCACGCACTTCTTCATGTAGTTGTTTGTTGTCTTCGCCGCGCATAATACGCATTCCTCTGCGTCCTGCTTTTGCTGAAAGAGCTCTTTCGATTATTTCTATATCTTTTATGCTAAGTGTAAATTGTGTGTTAGGCTTCATTGTTTCCTCTAATCTGTTCTACGATTGACTGAGCAGTGTAGGCTGACAATGTCCAGCCTAAGTGTCCGTGTCCTGTGTTGTAATATACCCTACGACTGTTGGGACTTTTATTTACCACAGGCATCATATTAGGCATCATAGGACGAAGTCCTGCCCACGGTGTAATGTTTTCTGTGTTAATACCCGGAAACATTGTTTCTGCCCATGTCACTAGAGGTTTAATACGAGCTTGTATAATGTCAGTGTTGTATCCGTTAAACTCTGCTGTTCCTGCAATACGCAGTCTGTCTTTGCCAAGTCTTGCTGTTACAATTTTTGCACCGTCGTCTAGTAAACTTGTCCACGGTGCTACCTTTGGATCATGTATTGTAATTGAGTAGCCTTTTACAGGATAGATAGGCAAGTTGTCACCTATTGTATTTGCAAGTGATTTACTTTCAACACCTGCACAAACTACTACTGGTCCTCTGTGTTCATGTAAGTCTTTTTTAAGGTCACGGATTTTTTGTTGTTTCATAACAACACCGTATTTGTTTTCAAGGACTTTGTATAACTCTACGCAAAACTTATGTATGTCGCCTGTAAAGTCTGTATCATTGTACATACCGCCTAGCAGTTTAGGAGGACGCACTAGAGCAGGTTCAATCTTTAAACATTCTTCAGCACTAACTGGCCAACGTTTCAATCCTGCTTTAGCATAAACTTCATTTACTCTTTTAGCATTTTCGTATTCGGCTTCATCCGTGTATATGTGTAGGATACCTTTTTCGACTTTGTCGAACTGTATGCCTTCTTCGAAAGCAATCTGCTTGTAAAGGTTATGGGCTTCAAGAGCCATTTCACAAGTTTTTTGTGTGTTGATGTCAGCATTAGGAATCTCCTTTATAAATTTAAAGAACCAGCTGTATTTGTCTGGGGATGGCCAAGGATTTATCTTGAGTGGTGCGTCTTTCTTTGAAAGCCATTTGATGCCTTTATAGACGCTACGCCAACTGTTCCAAACCTCCGCGTTACTTGCACTAAGTTGTCCGCCGTTAGCATAAGAGGTTGCCATGGCAGGATACTTCCGTTCGTCGTATATTGTAACAAAGTATCCCGCTTTGGCCAAGTAATAGGCAGTTGTAATGCCGGTGATGCCGGCTCCCACTACTGCCGCTTGCATTACATTGCGTTTTTCTTGTCCTGGATTTCCTTACGTCTTTCTTTTGTAAGTTTACCTAGGTCTCCAAGTGCTTTACGAGCTCTTGCCGCAGCTGCTTTTACACTTTTATCTTCAAAAGTTTCTGCTTCTGCAACATAGTTGTTGTACGCCTGTACGATTTGTTCATGGATTGTAGTCATTCTTTTCTCCTTGATTAATTATAATATACTTTCTTTTACAGAAAATGTCAACCTATATTAACTGTGCTTGAACCAGTTGCAAGTTCGCCGCATACATCTGCGTCATCACCTGCTACAACAATATTTTTTCCACCGATAGACACTGTGGTGTTTAGATCAGCTGAGATAGTTTGAGGTGTATGCGGAGGTAATCCGTGTCCAGCAACACCGTCTCCGTCAACGATAACTTTCTCTCCGTCAACCCTTACACTTGATTGGCTTGGAATTAAATCCCCGCCTGCTGTGTCATTATCTCTACTTACGCCCGGCATTAGTTAATCTTTATTCCTGTTGTTGTAGCCACATACTGTGCGGCAATACCTTCTTCTGTTTTTGCAACACAACTGACTGCTCCTTTTTGCATTTCAAATTTTGCATCAGGTTTTACACTAAACATGAAAGGTGCTAGGCCCATGCTTTGATCTTGTTGTACAATCAGCACCATAGGCTTTTTGATTCTATAAGCATCAGGCGTTTCTTCATCTAGTCTTGCAACAATTTCTTCGCCACTGCTTAGTTTAAATGATACGGTGTCACCGTTCTTCCAAGGTGTTTCTATAATCATTATATTGTGTATCCTGTTCCTGTATAGCCTGTTGCTTCTACATAATCTACAAACTGTTCATAACCACCGACAGCTTTATCGTTGATTTTAATTTGTGGAAATGTCCTTGCTGTTGGAAAAACTTCAAAAACTTTTTCTCTTTCAAAGTCTTTTCCTAATTCCAAGTATTTAAATTCTAGTTGTCTTACTTCGCAAAATTGTTTTGCTTTCATACAACTTGGACATGCTGGCTTGCCCCATATCTCTATCATGTGTGTCTCCTATATTAGTTCCCCAAGTGTTGTTGCTTCCGCTCCACTTGTAGGTTTGTTTTGGTATACTAAACTATACCTTGTTTGTGTTAGTGGTGGTCTAGCAGAATGTAATATGTCTCCGCTAAACATTAACAGTCTTCCAAATTTAGGAACCACTGATCCTATTATTTCTCCGTTTTCAATAAAGATTGTTTCACCGCCCATTGATACGTCCCAATTAGGATTTACATAAATCATATATGTAACTCCACTAGGACTATGACTGTCTATGTGCGGCTTAGGACAATCTCCTGGTCTAAACTTATTGTATATACACCTTTTGAAGTCTTGTCTATCTAGATATTGAAAGTAGTCTTGAGCGATTGGTTCAAACTCATCGTCAAACACTCTGCCTTGACTAGGCTGTGTGTTGTCATAATCATCGTGAAGATCTCGCCAATCCTCAAACTTTTCAAAGTATTCAAAAGTTCTTAGTACAAGCTCTTCAGGAAAGAGATCGTCTAAGTACTTTATCACAAACTGAAACCTTTCAGCATATCTTTGTCAACGTCTTGCTTGATGCCGCCGATGATATACGATTCAACTTCTGTTTCTTGAGGTGCAACTTGTAGACCTGAACTTGATAACCAATGTGTTGTCCACGGTAACGGATTTGTGTTTACTGGCTGATCAAAGATTGCTTGCATGCCAAGTGCTTTCAAACGTCTGTTTGCAATATACTCAACATACTGATGAAGTAACGTTGTGTTAAGTCCAATCATTGAACCATCTTTAAACAAATACTCAGCCCAATCTTTTTCTTCTGCTACACACTCACGCCATAGGTCGTAAACTTCTTCTTCACACTCTTTTGCGACTTCTGCCATTTCTGGATCGTCTTTGCCTTGAGCCCAAAGTTTCAGAACGTGTGTACTCAGTGCCAAATGTTGTGCTTCATCCCTAGCGATAAGTGAAATAATCTTAGCACTACCTTCCATCAGCTTTAGTTCTCCAAAGCCAAATGTACACGCAAATGACACATAGAAACGCAAACCTTCAAGAATGTTTACAGTTTGCATTGCAAGATATAATTTTTTCTTTACGTCACGCATATTGCCTTCACCTCGATGTTTGTATGCATCTGCGGCTTCGTTGAACGCATCGTAATATTTTGTAACTGATTCCGCACGAGCAAGAATCTTTTCATCATCTAAGATTGTATCAAATACTTCACTTGGATCTGGATACACGTTCTTCATGATGTGTGTATAAGAACGACTGTGAATAGTTTCAAAGAAGTCCCAAGTAACAATACAACCTTCTAGCTCAGGCAGTGATACATGTGGAAGGAAACTTAGGCATGGGCCACGTCCTTGCACACTATCTAATAGTGTTTGATATTTTAGATTAGCAGTAAAGATATGCTTCTGCTCTGGACGGAACTGTGCATAGTCTGCACGATCCTTTTGTAAACTGACTTCTTCAGGACGCCAAAAATAACCTAACATTGTTTGGTTAAGTTTATCGAACACAGGAAATTTAAATGTGTCATATCTTTGGGTGTTCTGTTCAGCACCAAAAAACATTGTTTCTTTGGTGAAGTCCACTTTTTCTTTATTGAATACTGTTCTAGACATTGTCTCTCTTTCCTTAATGTTCTATATAATAATAGGATCTGGTCCTTGTGTCAACCTTAAATTGCACATGCGTCACACATTTCCTCATCGTCATTTGCCAAAGTAGCTGGCTCTACTTCAGGCTGGTTATCATGCCAACCCAATGAATGTGCTGGCTCGTCAGTCATCTCACTTGGATCAGTTTTATAATCGTAGGTGTTTTGATAGTACGAAGTTTTCCAACCTAACTTATATGTACTTAGCAAATCTTTAATCATTACACTCATTGGAACTTCATTATTTTCGAAGTGTGTAGGATTGTATGACCAGTTGCCACTAATGGCTTGGTCAAAGAACTTTTGCATTACCGCAACAACGTTGATGTAACCTTCGTTGCTAGGCATGTCCCACAGCAGGGTGTAGTGTTGCTTAAGACTTTGATATTGTGGAACAATCTGCTTAAGAGGCCCTTTTTTGCTTTTCTTAACGGACAAGTATCCTCTAGGAGGTTCGATACCGTTTGTTGCGTTCGACACAACGGAACTGCTCTCTGAAGGCATTTGTGCGGACAATGTGCTGTGCCGTAGTCCGTGTTCTTTAATTGACTTGCGTAAATCATTCCAATCATAGTTGAGTTTGTTCTTTACAATATCATCAACATCCTTTTTGTATGTGTCGATAGGTAGGATGCCGTCACTGTATTTAGTGCGGTTGAAATACTCACATGCACCACGCTCTTTTGCAAGTTCGTTACTTGCTTTTAGCAAATAGTATTGGAACGCTTCAGTTAAGTTGTGTACAAGTTGCCATGCTTCTTTGTCGTCATATTTTACTTTGTTCTTTGCAAGATAGTGTGCAAGTCCAATGTAACCAATACCAAGTGAACGTCTAGCCTTTGTGCTGATTTCAGCGGCTTTGATAGGATAGCGTTGATAATCAATAATTTCTTCTAAAGCTCTTACTGCAAGTTCACATAGTTCTTCTAGATCCTCTAGGTCTTTGATAATACCTACGTTAATTGCGCTTAGAATACAAAGTGCAATCTCACCATTCTCATCGTCAATGTGGTTGAGAGGTTTTGTAGGAAGTGTAATCTCTTGACACAAGTTACTCATGTATACTTTGTCTTTGAATGAACTATGGTCATTACAGTGATCAACATTCATAATGTAAATGCGTCCTGTTTCTGCACGTTCTTTAACCAATGCAGAAAATAGTTCCATTGCAGGGATCTTTTTCTTTTTGATGCTTGTCTTACGCTCGTACATTTCATACATCTCTTTGAATGTGTCTGCATCCTCAAAGTATGCTTCATACAAGCCTGGTACATCGTGGGGGCTGAACAATGTAATGTCGCCGCCCCCAAGCAACCTTTCGTACATTGTTTTGTTAAGCTGAATACTATAATCCAACTTACGCACTCTGTTATCCTCTGTGCCTTTGTTATTTTTCAACACAAGGATATCTTCAATCTCTTGATGCCAAAACGGGAAGTGTGTAGTAGCACTACCTCCACGTACACCATTTTGTGTACAACATCTTACAGTTGCCTCAAACTTTTTTAGGAATGGGATGATTCCTGTGTGGGCAACTTCGCCTCCTCTAATTTTGCTATTAACTCCTCTGATGCGCCCTGCGTTAATGCCGATGCCAGCTCTCTGCGCTGTGTAACGTCCAATAGACATATCACTGGCAAAAATGGAATCAAGCGTGTCATCCGAATCAACGAGGACACACGAGGCAAACTGCCTGACTGGGGTACGCACTCCCGCCATGACTGGGGTCGGGATGTTGAGTTTAAAAAGCGAGGTCGCATCGTAATATCTCCTTACATAATACATACGTTCGTCTTTTGGATAGTTGGCAAACAATGTTGCCGCAATCATCATATACATAAACTGTGGAGTCTCAAAAATTTCTCCTGATGATCTATCTTGACAAAGGTATTTGTCTACAACCTGACGCAAACCTGCGTAGGTAAAATTCTCATCACGCTTGTGATGGATGTATGAATCCATACGTTCAATTTCTTCATCGTCATAATCGTCAAGGATCGCTGGATCATATACTCCGCGCTCAATATTCTTTTCGATCATTTCACGTAATGTAATAGCCTTATAACGTCCAAACACTTGTTTGTTTACACCATAGCCTAACAAACGTGCCGCGGCATATTGATAGTTTGGAATGTCTAACGAAATAAGATCATTTGCGCTACGGATAAGGATCTCTTGGATTTCTTCTGTAGTCATACCATCATAAAACTGTAAGTTTGCATTCATTTCTATTTGACTACTACTAACACCTGCAAGTCCTTTACAAGCCTCCTCAACAACAAAGTGAATCTTATCTATGTTGAGGTGTTCTTTTCTTCCGTCACGCTTGACGATCATAGTTCCATTTGACATTATAACCTCTCTCTATTTTACAATTTGATATTTAGTTTTGCATCGTGTAAGTTTTTTGTATTTCGATAGTGCTTGGTATTTCATTTTGTTTAACATAATCATCTGCTACATATCCTAATACAACATCGTCAACATACAGCATGTAGTATGTATCTGACTTTTTTCGATCTATAGCGATATGTATCTCAAAAATACTATCACTAAAGCGTTCGGTTAACTGTAAAGAATAGCACTGTCCTAGTACGATGCAAAAAGCACAATACTGATTCTCTAAAATTAACTGCCAAGGGTCCGGCCATGTGTCTTTACTCCATGGATCTGTATGTATACTCACCAGTGGAGTTTTGCTATAAAAGTCTATAACGTCTTGGAAAGGATCTTCAGATGACTCCAAAGACTTTCTGAAATCGGACCACGATTGTAGTCTTGCTTCATAACTTAGATCAAACACTAGTTTTTCTTAGCTCTTACTCTAAATTCCATTATTGACTGATCGTCGCTTGGCATTGTACTTGTTACATTAACATCTATTGTGTCTTTTGTCAAGTCTGAATCTACATCTTGGACAGTTGCAGAAAAAGTAATTGCCGCGTCATAAGTGCTTGTGCCTTGATATGTATACTCATCTGAAGTTGAAACTGTATCACCATAATCTTCGCAGATTACAGTAAGTGTTCCTGAGCGTACTGCTGTATAGTTTTGGCTAGTAATAATGTAATCTATATCATAAGCCTGGTGTCCTATACCACCTAATCTAAATGTTTTGATATTGCTACCTGTAGTAATTGTAACCTTTTGTGGTTCGCCAATGCTTATAAAGCCTTTACCTTCCACTTCAGGAAGATAAGCGGCACTGTTAATATAAGTTTGATCATAACTTAGTGTTGCTGTTCTACTGAAAGTATCTTGTTCACTTACATTTCCTCTAGCAGTAAACTTTATTACACTTGTGTCTGGTGATCCTTCGTTGCCGCCTGCGTTACCAACACCAATAAAATTGTTGTGTGAAGAAGTATTGCCTTGTCCTTTTTCTACCCAAATAGCCTGACTATCAATATCTTCAAACACTGAGTTTGTAATAATATTATTTTTTGGACCTGTAAGTTTACCACTGCCTGCCGCACTGTTTATAACCATGTCATGCCCAAATGTAACACCGTAACCGCAACTTTTTACAGATAATCCATCAAATAGGTTATCATGTATGTCCCAATTACTTGTAAGACCGTAACTGAATCCTTCTATCTTACAATTTATAAATTTATTGTTCTTTGATTCAACACTAGAACTTTTGCTGTTAACTTTTATAGCAACGTCATCACTTCCGTCTGTGTCTAATGTGTCGCCTGTTTCCCAAGGACCTTTGATTTTAACATCTTCAAACACACTATTCTTAATGTTGTTTAGTAGTAATCCTGTGTTAGTAACAGTTGTTTCAAATGTAACACCTTTGATAAGGATATCTGTTGGTTGATTCAATGTTGTTGTACTTGTATCAGTTGTTACAGGAGCACCAGGTGTGCTAGTACTGTCCACTGTTTGCATAAGTGTTGTGCTTACTGTTGAACATCTAATTACAGTTTTATCTGATCCTGCTCCTACGATAGAAGCATGTGGTGGAATGTAGATAGTATCATCTATAGTATAGATACCAGGGCGTAAATGTAATGTTACACGACTGCCAATGCTACCTTTTGTGCTATCGTTAAGATAAAGTTGATCTAATGCACGTTGTAACAAAGGTGTTGCGTCTTGTGTTGCTTCGCCTGTAAGTCCAAAAGCATCGCCAAATACTTGATCGTCTAGTACGTCTTGGAGTTTACGTGTTACTGGACTGCTTGAACTTGCGCCTGTTACTAAGTAACTTTCATCTGCTTTGTAAGTATATGTGTCTGCTAATGAAAATAAATTATCATACTGTGTTAAAACTTTTGTGTTGCCAACTGCTGGCGAACCTTCTGCTACACTACCGTTACCAATGAATAATTCTCTAGTATCGATTGCCCAGCCTAGTTCACCTGAAGATAATTGAGGTAGCCCTGAACCGGCATTCTTCTTTCCTCGACGAACTTGTATTTTTGATATTTGGACTACTGCCATTTCAAACTCCTAGACTCTTTTGTATATTTATGCTAGAGTTTCGTAATATGCGTACACTCTGTTGTACCATTCTTTGCGCCATTCCTCATACTCATTTGGCCATATATCAAACTGTTGATATTCACCTGCTCTACTACACATAAACACATGTCCTTCACGTATTTCTGTACCATATATTTCATTGTGTGCTTCTGCATAAGCGACAAGTTGCAAGAAGTAGTCAACTACCCATTCAACTTTTTTAGGCTTGTTAGTCTGCTTGAAATCCATTATGGAGGGTTGACCTTTATACTGTCCTACCAAGTCAGTGGTGCCTGCATACATCTGTGGCATATACAAATTTACTTCTGACCCCCATATCTCATCAACATGGGCCAGTGCCTTTTCTTTGATCTGGGTCGCCATCATGTGTGCTTGTTGAGCATAAGGGTTGCTACCGGGTGTTGGCCACTCACCAGTTTCTACATAGTCCTCAAGGTATTTGTGCATACGTGTACCAACACCTGCGGCTTCTGTGGTTATTTCTTGTGCTTTCTTTTCACCCACCCTCTTACGCCAAGCAATAAGGTGTGTCTTATCTTTGGTAGCGTCGAGGATAGTTGTGACAGAGGCCACAGCATTTCCATCGGGGGTGGCATATAGTCGCTTACCGTTTACTTCTTTTCTATTGATGGGTTGGTAATTATACTTTTTTAATAATAGACTCATCTTCATCCTCTGCATACTGATCAAAGTTTTCCATAAATGGATCCATCATATAGTATGGATCAACTTGACTGAATGGATCATCATCTGCTTCTACAGTATGTACCTCTGGAACGTAATGTTTGATCATGTTTTCGACACCAAACTTAAGAGTCATGGTGCTACCTGCACAACCTGAACATGCTCCTCCTAGGATAAGATTTAATTTTCCGTTGTCATAAGATACAAAGTCAATATGTCCTCCATGTGAATCTACACTTGGTTGGACTCTTGTTTCAAGTAAATGTTTTATTTGCTCAATTATTTCGTCATTGGTTCTAGCCATAATAAATCCTTATTTTGTTTATTATAGTACATAAGTATTTGATTGTCAAGTATTTTATAGTGCTTCTGGACTCAAGTCTACAGCACGGCTAGCCATCTTTGAAACAGTATCAGTACCACCTTCACCGCCGCCTGCTGGCTTGTCAGCTTCTTTTGTTGTCTTTAATGTAATGAAGTCTTTGTTAAAGTTAGCAGTCATTGTCTTTACACGAGCATCTGTATCATATGCGGCTTTGAAAGACCCATAGTCAAAATGTTCACTGCCTACATTCTGTAATATTTTATTGCCATCAATGTTCAAAGCACCTTGTTGTATACCTTCTTTTTGTGGCTTGTTGAAATGTAAAACAGCACCTTTACCTTGACGGTCAGCACTGCCTATGACTGTTCTCATGACTTGGATAAGTTTTAAAGTCTCTTCAGACTCTGTTACTTTTTTTTTGAAAGAATTGTACCTAATCGTCTACTCGCTTCAATAACTTTTTTATTGTTGACTTTCGACTCACGCTTTTCTCTACCAGCTTCTTCTTCACCACCTGCGGCAGGTTCAGCTGCGGCAAACTCATCAGCGGCTGCATCAGCTTCATCTTGATCAACTGTTGGTTCCATTTCTGCATCAGCTTCTGGAGCATCAGTTGCTGGCTCTGCACCCATTTCTTCTGCTGGTGCTTCACCTTCGCCTGTAAGTTGTCCAACACCTTGTGTTAGTGCTTCACGTGTGCTTTCCATTGCTGTGTACATTGATTCTAGTGCAGGCTTAACTACACCTACGAAACTGTCTGATTCTGCTTGACCCATTTCATCGCGGATTGCATCTGCTAGTTCTAGCATTGATTCAGTCTGCATTTCTGCTGTGTCTTCCATCCAAGATGTAACTCTAGTTACCATGTCCTTTGCGGCCATAACTAGTTCAGCTTCATCTTCTTTGCCTTCTTTGATCGACTCTTCTTTTTTGTCGTCTTTATTATCTTCTTTATCTTTGGCAGCTTTTTTCATTGGTTCTTTTTTATCGCCATCTTTATCTAAATCTAGGAAGTCTGGCTTTGCGGCAGCTTCTTCAACAGCGGCATTCAATACATCAAGGAAGAGTTTGTTTTTTTGATATGTTTCATTTGAATGCACTGCATCAAAACTTTCGTTAGTTTCAAACTGACTTAGTTGTGTGCGTAGTTTGTTGCGAGCATCTTCTAATTGCTCTAGCGTAAATGCTTCTAAATTAATCTTCTTACCAAAACGCTTGGCAAGGCTTTCATTAAGTGCCTTTGCTGTTACAGGCTTTGAAATCTCTCTAATGTTCATGGTCACTCTTCCTATTAGTGTTTGTTATATTTATTTATCTTAATCGAATATATAATGGTCCAGTTTCTGTTTCAAGTCATGTGTCTTATCTGAGCTTATTTCGTAACGATTTTCAGCTACAAACCTGCTTGTCTCATTTTTGCTTGTTTTCATTGTATTTTTGTAGAACAAACAATCATTAAAATGCTTCATAATCTGGTTATCTAAGTTAATTATTTCGTTTACTTTACCACTTTTAGCTATTGCGACAGCGGCTGTTTTGCAGAAAGTTCTTGCGATTTGTTTGTTAGTTTTTAGATTGTAAACTAGATATCCTTTCTTACTCTCACGGATTGCAATAGGGCCTATACGGATGCTGTTGCCTTTTCTATATGGAAAAAGCGTAGGATCTAGATTAGCCTCTATTATTTCTTGAAGATCTTTAAGTACTTTCGGGGATATCATTCCTAACCACCATCACTTCTTTTCCTCGCATTTTCTTACTTACCAAACTCTTCTTGATCATATTTTCAATAACGAATCTTTGTCTTTCTGGAAAACTCTGTAATGGTGTTAAGGTGTCTAACTTAGATAGAAGCTGATCTTCTTCATTTGTTGAGAAGATTTCAAAGCTACCTATAAGTTCACTGACTTTCATTGCCCGACCTGTACCTTATCACCTGGTTTAATTTCATCGTCAACCTCTTGTGGTTGACCTGGTTTGTTGCTCATGATTAACTTGCCTGATGGATCACGTTGTATCATTCCTGGCTTGTTAGGATCTTTTGGAACAACAGTTTTTACTTTTGTTTTTGGATCTTGTAGTGTTACTTCTTGATCATTTGCATCTAAAACTTGTAACTCGCCCTGCATAACTTCAAATATTTTCATTTGTTTAACCTTCTTAATCTTTGACTTGCAGGATTCAATCTACGTGTTCTTGCACTCTTGAACCCAATAGTTTTTGCTTTACCTGCTTTTGTTTGTTTTAATCTGTTACTCTTTTGAATATTTATAGGAGCGTTACATGCGGCCGGCGAACTCATGACTCTGCCTTTGCGAACTCCGTGTGTGCAACGGTACTTTCTTACTTGTTTGTTGCCTACCCTACCCCATACTCTTGAAGTAGCTTCTAAAAACTCACGTAACAACATTACCTCGACCTTTTATTCATTGCCGCTACTCTACGGCTGGCTGGATTTGTACGCTTGGTACGTTTAGCCTTACGTGCCATTCTTGCTCCAAGTCTGGCTTTCGTCTTTTTGAGTGTAATACGTTTTTTGATATCAGGTGCTTTAAAGCACTGTGCTGGTGTTGCTACAATACGTCCTTTACGACTACCAGTTACGCAACGATATTTGCGAACAACAGTGTTACCACTGCGAGCCCATACTTGTCTTTCTGATAAAACTTCACTTACTCTCATATTGTATTTAGCTACGCTTGTAGCAGAATAACAACGATGGTGGATAGTAGTCCGGCAACGATTGTGCCTGAGGTGCCAATTAAAACTTTTGTCGTGGACTTCTGACCTTCAACCATATCTGAATGGATTGACTCAACTTTTTCTTCGATCTTGCTGAGGCGACCTTCTAAGACTTCATAGCGTTGAGCGCATAAGTCTACGTGTGCTTCTAAATTTTCTTTTTCTAGTGACGTTGTTGACACTGTTTCTTCTCCATTGTACCCTTACTCTAGGGCAATTAGTAAACTCTTAGTTAGCCTAATGAATGGATGCCTGTTATATCGCCTATATGTTTATTTATCATCTAACAAAAAGATTGTGTTTTTATACACCAAATCTTTAGTTTGCAGGATATTGTTATGGATTAAGCCTGTTTCGTCTAGTCCTACTAGCACTGGCAAGAAGTCTAAATCACTAGTTAGATCTTCGTGTGTAAAAGGATACTCTGTATGTAATTTTAATGTCCAGTACCTGTTCTTGCCTTCATTAGCACTACCAAACTCTTGTGCGCCCACAGTTTGTTCACATGAAAGCATTTCTACGTTGGCTCTTAAACTGCAAGCCTGTAGTAGAGTATCATGATTGTTCTGTTGTCTTACTTTTTTTGTTTCAGGACCTTTGCGGGTCAAAGTTTCAGTAATGTCAACTAGGGTATGAACCGTGATGTGCATACGGTATTTAAAGTCATAAAAAAAGAGCCACTATAAAAGTGGCTCTTTCTATTATTAAGTTATCAACTCTTAGAAGTTGTCGTCAAATAGTGCTTCAAGTGTTGTTACTGCACCTGATACACCGTGTGCGTTTGAACCTTCTGGAGCATAACCGTCGCCGTCGATGCCTTGCACTGCTACAAACACAGCGTCTGTTGCGCCTGATGAAAATGCTGAACCGTCAGCTGTTGCTACACCAGCGATTGTCTGTCCGTCGAAAGCCATATCGTCTAGGATAGTTTTTAGTTCTGCTTCTGTGATGTTTGTTTTTGCAATCTTAACGATTGAAGTTGCTGCACCAAGACCGTTTGATAGTCCTGTGTTTGCTGTTGATGTAATTGCGGCCATTTTATTTCTCCTTATCTAATGTCCTACGCAAGCTCATTGCGTGTTAATACATATGTATTTACCATACAGGCAAAAAAACCTGGTATAATGCACAAAAAAGGAGGTAAAAGTTACTTATTTTGCTGTTTGGCTTTGTTATGTATGGTTCTAAGCATGCCTACATATGCTGGACCAGCCGCAACTATGTCATTTAACATTTTTACTGCTGGTGCATATGCTTGTACAACATTACTTGGTATAGCTGTACCTCTGCCTGTCATTTCAACAAACTTACGTGCAAGAAATAGATTGTCTGATCCTACTATTGATTTGTACCATAGCAAGTCTTTTGAATCTATTGTCATATCTGGAGTAGACACTGTAGGTTCGTTGTCTCTTACTGCGGCTGTTTCCAAGTCTCTGATTGCCGCTAGTTTTTCTAGGTCATCTATTATATCACTAGAGCGTAGTTTAGCTCTGCAGGCAAATAATAATTTAGTTACAAATTTCTTTTTATCAATAGTGCTTATACGGTTCCAAGTGCTTAATGCTCTGCGCACTTGCTTATAATCTGTGTTAACTATACCAAGTTCGTTTTCTAACCGCACAAAAAGTTGAGCAGTGTTTTGCGGTTGTGATCCGTAACTTAGTTTAGTGATGTATCCATTTAGTTGCATTGTAGGCAACGTTACACTCTTACGCTTGCGTTTTGCCGCACCTGGATCTTTAAGTTTGTTAAGAGCTTTGTCATCGCCATTAACATAGTATATAAAATTATAAAGGTCAGTGCCATTTGATCTAAAGTATTTGTAACTTTCGTATCCACTAGTTTTTCTAGCATAAACTCTTACTGTATTTGTAAAAGTAGGATACTGTCGGAGTAGTTCTAATGTAAGAACTGATAGATACAAACGTTCGCAACAATCAGTATAGGTCAACACCCTAGCATTGCTAGAGTCCCTAGTCATTCTTGCTTCGTTAATATCTTTAATGAATTCCATCATTAGCCAAGATACTTCTTCATAAACAATGTACCCATATCCTTAGGATCAGGCATATCTAAAAAGTCAATCAAACCATTTGATGTTTGAATATCTTTAATAAACTTTGTGCGGATCATTGGCTTGATCTTTTCAGCAGTTGCCATCATTCTAAGCATCTGTGCTTGTGCTGGCGTAACTTTGTGTTCCTTGCCATCATCTGTTGTTACAGTTGTTTTAGGATTAGGATTACCTCTGCTGTCTAGGACTTTGCCTAACTGATCAAACATTGATGTTTGCTTGAATCCTTCATCATCATCGTCACGGTCTAGTTCTGATCCGTGTTTACCTAAACCAAAATCGTCGAAGTTACCTTCTTTTAACTTTACTACGTCTTTTATTTTCATGTTATCGCTCCACTGCTCTGTTGGCCTTAGAGAAGTATTCTCTAGGCACTAGTTTTATATCACCTTCAGGATGTGCAAGTACATATCCTTCACCGCCTTGTCCATGAGCATCTTGCTTGACAGGGCCGTGTGGTCCTATTTCTTGTTTGACTTCACTATCATGTTGGTCAAACTGTCTAATGACATCATCCTTGACTTGCATTATTTTAGTATGCAATGCCCAGACTGCGTCAAAACCTGCTTTGTGTTGTTGTATGTAATCAGACATACGTTCTTTTTTCTTTTCACTTACTTTGCTATTCTGTAGCCACTGCATAAAGTCTTGACCCATGTTTGTCATGCCAGTGTCAACTTTGCTATTTGTGTAGGCATAAAGTATTTGGCTGAAGTCACTTAGTTGCAGTTGTTGTAGAGTGCTTTGATTTAGTAAGTCATCTATTGCATTACGGTATTTGCTGATTGTTTGTTTTAATTCATTAATGCTTTTGTTATCTATCTTTGCAGTCTTTTGCACTGTGACAGGAGGAACTACAAAAACTTCGTTGCCTTGGAATGTATCAACAGCACCTTGTGGCAACGGACCTTCTAGTCCATTTTCATCTACAAGTCTATGTATTACTACACCTGTTTTGCTTGCGCCAATACGTTTGCCCATAGGACTATCTGCTTTGACTGTGTAAGTAACAATCTGCGGAGTAAACTTATAGTAGCCGTCTGCAAGTTCTGGTGTGTTATAGTATAGCAAGTCGCCTTTGTAAAAGCCTCTAAAGTCTTTTGGTATTGCTTTTTCATACTCGTCAAAGATGTCTTTCATGTTCCCTGCGAACTGTTTGAACGCCTCTGCCTTCTTTGGGTCAGGGTTCCGTGCTCCGGGGCGGGCCATAAGCATTTTTTCCAAGTCGCTTGCGCTTTTTGCCTTTCCATCATATCCTTTTGCCCCAAATCCTGATTTGTCGGTGAGTATGAATCTTCCATCCTCATCGCGCCCAAAAATGATTGAGGGAGATCCATCCCATTTGAGTGTGACATCTTCAACTCCTTTTTCTAGTTTCTCAAGGCTGTTCAATACACGAACAGCGCCTGCACTGCCATCCCAGAAGATAAAGTCTTCTGCGTGTTGTATTCTAGCCGCTTCCACTAAGGGTTTGCGTTGTGTGTCTCTAAACTCTACAAATCTCATAGCAACCTCACACTATTAAGAGTCATACCAGACAGTTCTTTCAATCGAGATATGTCATGGCTTTCTGGTAAAGTGATGCCATCTTTGCCCAAAGTTTCTTCTGCATCAGCAATAAGATCCTTGTAGTCTGGGCGTGTTTTAATTACAGTAATAATACTTTCAACAGATTCTAAGTCATCCATTTGTGCTTGTGGACCTAACAGTTTTTGTGCAATCTCAGCAGGGTTGCGACTGATAGGTTCGTTTGTTTCTCTGTCCAACAGTCCTTGTTGTGAACTATACTTCATACCTTGTGCTTTTGCAATACTACTCATTAGTATTAGTTTGTCACGTCCTTTGTAGGCTGTTCTATCATCTGAACCTGCAAGACTCCATTTCATCCATTCAGGATCACCAAACATCAGATCTGTTTGTACAAAACCATTTGCTTCATTGCCTTTGATAGGAGTAAAAAAGTGTACGCTGATCCCTGACTTTTTCACCCATGCTTTAGGATCTTTGCCATTGTCAATACACCATGCTTTTAGTTTAGCAACAAGTTCGTCTTTGCTTACTTCATCTTTGTTGACAGCAACATCCAAATCACCTGAAGTTGCTTTCTTGCCTGTGCTACCTAGCATAAAGTCTGAGTGCGGTAACCCTGTTATCTTTTCTAACCAATTAAGAGTAGGCAACACATCTTCTTTATTGATGCGTTGAGTAAGTGGTTCCTTAGTTTCAGGATCCTTAAATATATTTCCGCCTTCTTTAAGATTCATTATTTTTATTCTCTACAATCTTGTTGATAGCACGTTTGAACTTTCTAGGATCTCCAGTTCTAATGCTGTTTATAAACCTACGTTCAAGTTCCGAAGCAGTCTCTACATCGTAATTCTGATTAATAGTATTCAATAGATTAATACTACTTTCAATAATGTTATTTGCAGTTGTCTCAATTAGCAAGTCACTGTGGTTTTTAGTACCAATATTAGACAACTCTTGCAATATACTTCTTGTATGTTTTTTCATTAGCCTACTCCGTATTACTATTTAGCGTCAATAAATAAGAGTAGTACATAACGAGGAGGGCAACAATGTCAATAACACATATGAATTTCAAAGAGCGATCCTTACTTTTTGCTAAACTTGCTAAGATCGCTTATAATACAGAGAAAAAAGCTGCAAGTCAAGCAAAACGGTTAGGCTTTACAACCGTAGAGTTTTACGACAAAGATGGTGCTCAGGCCTATCGCTTCATGAACAAAGATGATATTGTTATTGCTTGCCGTGGTACAGAACCTAGTGAGTTTAATGATATCAAAGCAGACTTAAAAGCAATGCCTGTAATGGCAGAAACTGTTGGTAGAGTGCATAGAGGCTTCAAAGCAGAAGTTGATGAACTATGGCCTATGGTAGAAGAAGATTTATTACGCAAGGCAAATGTTAACAAAACACTTTGGTTCTGCGGACATAGTCTAGGTGCGGCAATGGCAACAATTATGGCAAGCCGTTGCTATCATAATATTGATCTAAACGATCCTATTGAACTTTATACATACGGATCACCTAGAGTTGGTTGGAAAAAATACTGTAATAGTTTGGGCGTAGTACACCATCGTTGGAGAAACAACAACGACATTGTAACAAAAGTACCTTTATGGATAATGGGTTACAGGCATGATGGAGAACTACATTATATTACAAGCGATAACAAGATAGGAAAGCCAAGTTTTGTGGATTGGTGTAAAGGCATGTGGGATGGAATCAAGAACAAACGTATTGATAACATTGCTGACCATGATATCCAAGCGTACCACGATAACATTGACAAAGCATTAAAGTGAAAATATTCTTAGTTGTTATGTTTTTAATGACAGACGGTTCATGGCTTCCAGGAGACATTGTAATGCCCAATGGGTGGAGTGCATTGCCTTTTGGATCTATGGAAGAATGTCTAGTTGCGGAAAAAAATATTAACAAAAATTTAAGTAAGTCTGCCTACGCTGGCATGGCATATGGTATCTGTGTAGATACATCAGAAGGTAACGAAGTATAATATTGGCTCTGGGGGGAGGACTCGAACCTCCACGATAAATATTTTGCCGATATCTATCACACGATTAACAGTCGTGCGTGTCTACCAATTTCACCACCCCAGATCAATACCTTAGGCTGCGAGCTTGTCTAAAGCCGCAATCATTCTTGTCATGCCGATTCCGCCGCCAACTCTTTCAAAGAAGTCAAACTCTAAAAACTTTTCTAGTTCTGCTTCTACACGTTCTTTAGAGAATAATTTGTAAAGTAACTCTGAGTATTCACCATTTGTAATAGTATGAAATGTATCTCTCATCATTTCTACATCACATGAGCGTTCTGCTGAGCCAATAGTTTCCATACCACCTAATATAACATCTATCTTTTTACTTGTAGCACCACCTGGATATCTACTCATGTTCCAAAACGGTGATGTCATTTCAGGAAAGTCTGTAATCATTGTTGAACCAAATTGTTCGTACATGCTTGTTTCATGGTTAGCATCCATTTCTGCATGAGCACCTAGTTCAAAATGTTTTTGCCAATCCGCATAAGTCTTTTCTGTTGGTTTATCAAAACCTAAGTATTCACATAGCTCGTATTCCATTGTTTTGAGATCATCTATAGTGCCTGGGAACTCAAACTCAAACATTGGAAAAATTATATCATGCCTGCCTGGAATAGCATTTGGTTCTTGTCTGTAGGAAGTGGAGACACAAAAAAAGCCCTTTGCATCGGGCTGTGAAAGTAATTCATGTTCTAACCACATCTGGCCTGTTTGCGGCAACGGCCAAACTTGGCCTGCGTAATTATAAGTTGCAACGTTGAATGGATCTTCACACGCGGCTAAAATAGATAATCTATTTTGTGTATGCACTTCTTGGAAACCTTTTTCCAAAAAAAATGACCTTAAAAGGCCAACTGTTTTCGTAAATTTACTTGGGGATATTAGCTGTGTCATTTCTTTTCCTTTTCTATAGCCAAAAAAAATTTGCTCAAAAAAAAATTTGAGCTGTTCTTTAAATCATTCTATTTATCATCTGCCTTGCGAAAGGTGTCATTATAATTGATTGCTTCTTCAAGCAGGGTCATGCGTGTGTTGGCACTGACTACAGCACTCCTTACCGTTGCAAGTGTATCCTTTGGAAAACAATGTCCTCCAAATCCACGCTCTTTGGTTACTGTGCTATGGCTTTCGCCTATGCGAGGATCTGAAGTAATCAATTTACGAACACTTTCAAAATCAACACCTTCGCCTGCACAATAATCATAAACTTGATTAAAGTATGTAACCTTTAGTGCTAGAAAACTATTTCTAAGTTGCTTAGAAAGGATTAGTTCTACAGGGTCTGCTACATGAATATTGATATTGCCTCTGGCAAAACGGAACAAGTCTGCCCAAAAGTTAGTGCCGGCACCGCCCATGTAAAAGTCTCTACATTCTTCAATGTCTTTGTCCCAATGAGCCGCACGTAGATATTCGGGCGAGAACGTTATATTTTTATTAGTACAGGTATCTGTTATTAGTCTCCAACCTTCCGGAGAAATCGTACTCTTGATTAAAACGGGCACATCAGGTGCCTCATCTATCACATCACACACATTGGTTACATCACAGTGTCCGCTGATTTCTTTCTGCGGCGTGCTTACGCAAACTATGATTGCATCTGCGT